GATATGGACCCTCGTATTCCTTACGTAATGGGCACCCGGAAACAGGAACGAGAGAAGCTTCCTGACGGCACCTATAAAGAACGCTATCGTGCGATCTTTGGTGGCCCATTCGGGGGAGGTATCGCTACTCGGACCTTAACCGACCCTTGGCTGAGAGCATTACGCTCGATGACCACTTATGCATCTGCAGGCGGTCATCATGTTGTTGGCCCTAAGGTTAAGGAACATCTTAAGCTAGAAGCCGACAAACTCGGGTATTCCAGCGTCGACGAGATGCTAAGCGACTGCTGCATTCTAGGCGCTGATGCTTCTGGTTATGACACCAGTCTCCGATTCGGTCTCAGCCAAGATGCCTTTTGGGACATCTTCAAGTCTATTTTCCCAACTCGTGAGCTCCTTATTAACTGGCTTGCTGAACATTACGGGAAGTCTGGTCTAGTTATCCCCGGACACATCTTATTGGGTGTACATGGGTTGTACTCTGGGGCCATGATGACTCCTACTATCGGCACCCTTATGGGGCTGATCTTGGTTAAGATATGGTCAAAAGCTTTCAGCAAGTACGTGGTCCTGCATTTACAGCAAGGAGACGACAACTTAACAGTCCTTCACGATCCGAATAAAGAGCTAACATTCGAGATGTTCGTCCAGGTCGCTAGGAAGGAGATGGGCATTATCATTGAAAATGATAAGCGAAAGAACGCCTTCACAGCTTCAGGGGACTTCAACAAAGACACCTTCGTGCCGTTCATCGCTCGATTGATATGCTTTCACTCGGAGAATGAGCTAGCTTACCAACTTGTCCTTCCTCCATACAGGTCTTTCAACTCAATCTTCTGTCCTGAGGATGAAGATGAGAACGTAAGCTTAGCGCTGTTAGCTGGGATAAATCCCCGCGTGGACTACATCGCGCTGAGCGACAAGGACACCAAGAAGATGGAGGAGAAAATTGAGAAAGATGGCTTTATCAAATCTTCCCTGTCAGTAGGAGGGAGAATAGTCGACCCAACGGTTGCTCTAGAAAACAGAATTCTCGCAAGCTTACAAAATCTCGCGGGAGTACCAGATCTAAAGACAATCTTAGGGAAAATACTTCCCCACACTCCATTTGGTTTAAGTCACGTTGTTGCATTAAGTGATCTCAAGGCACTCCAAAAAGGTGTACATGCGCACTTTGACTATGAAGCCGAAGATGATACCGTGGTGATCCAGATAATCAAGGAATGGAATTCGAAGTACTATGGTAAGTACTTTCCATCTGAATATAAGGTGTATACCACTAACCAGCTTAACAGGATGGTCAAAGCTGCCGGGCTAGAGCAGGAAAGCGAGGTAGAGGACCTATTCTCCGATGAGGAGAAGGAAGTCATCCCTGCTAAGGACTTAGCCCGGATTCGTAGACAAGAAAATGAGGGGGACGCCTAGACGATAGTTTAAATTATACTATTCACCACCTCTTCTAGCCTATACACGTAGGAGCCGCCTAGCGCTAACTCTGTATAGGCTATCTCCTTCAATGTGTTTGACCTTACAGCCTTAGGAGAAATCAACCTTGTGTCTTTAGCTCTTGGAAGCAAGTAGCTAGACCAGAAGTGGTGTTCCACCTGGTTTGCCGCTAGGCAAGCCATTAGTTCCCACTGGATAGCGTTAGCTAGTTCCTCAAGAACTAGGCTTCTGGCCACAAAGACCTAGCGGATCGTTTCTGGGGTTATCTCAGATAGTTCACGACGCGGTATCGAGAGACTTAGGTCTACTAGATACTCGTTTAGTGGCTCCATCATCTCGGTCATTTCATCTTCAGAGACGTTAGTCCTTGTGTTGATGAAAATTTGGCCGAATGAAAAAGTTTTCAAGGGTGAACTCATCTTTGCCGATGACCTTGAACTTAAAAGGGCTGTTTCGTCAATCGGTAATCGTGATATGCTATTAAGCACTCATCATCTTCACCGAAAAGCTCATCGAAGTCGAATTCTTTCATAACAAACCTAGGTAGACAGCAGGTAAATGTCGCTTTGGTTCTTGCCTGACAACAAGACTACTTTGAAGACTGGGCGATTTGTCCAGGTTGGATCTGCTTGTTGACGGCTTTAACGATTGGGCCTAAACGAACGGTAGCGTTGTTAACCCTCGCTATTGCATCACGAACTGATCGGGTAGCTCCCACTTTGAATTCAATTGCGCTTAAAGCGTTAACTGATTCTTGTAAGGTAGCCAGTTGGTCAGCCCATGAAGTTAGAGCGTCGTTGTTTTGTTCTGTCATATGTGTTGGGTGTTTAGGGAAAGCTAGCCCCTGCTAGTTATACTCTGCAAACAATATGTAACGTATTCTCTGCGGGGTCAGAGAATGAAAATATAGTGCA